ACGCAATGTTCTGTCAAAGTTTTCAGCATTGAAGATGTTTTGTACACGCACATAACTTGATGCGTCTTCCAGCATCATTTCTAAAAATAATCTTTGTACGTCAGTTCCGTATTCTTTAAGCATGACTAATCCAATTTAATTCTATCATTTTGGGTTTTATAACTTTGTTGTACCAGTTAGAGTTGCCCAGGGCTCCGTGGTGTCCTACCCAACCATATTGATCATAATCCGCTGGCTTTATTTGATCATCAAAATTGGTTGAATAAAACGTATTATCAAACAGTATACACTCTGATAATTGTTTTGTCTTGTACATGATGCTCTTTCCAGCAGACCAAGAATCTTGAAAAATTATTGGACGAGTTAGATTTACCATCATGAATTTTGTTTGTTTTAAATTGAGAAATTGATGCAACAAGTAAATTTTTTCAAGTGCTTGTACATCAGCCCATTCAGCACTGTATTCAACAACTTGATTTTTACAGCGATCCTCGTATCTAAATCTGTGAGTATTATTTAGACATGATATTGTCTGCTGAGTTTCAGTAAATTTATTGTCAAATCTAGATCGATTCCACGTGGTATTAAAACTATCACTGTATTCAACATATCTCAACAAAGGAGGAATTCCTATTACAAAATAGTCACAATCAAAATCAAATGTTTCATTTAACAAAATATGTATGACATGGTCTAAACTAAATCCAGACTGACTGTAATTGTCAACTGAATCCACATCCAAGTCTTGAGCCATTAGACCCCAAAATGACTGTGAGGGCGCCACACAAACTCCTGGAGTTGCAAAACTGTCGCCAAATACATTAAGTTTTTTTGAATTTGTTGACAATCTGTTTTTTCCTTAGTTCAATCTTTATTTTGCTGTGTTCTTGAGCCTGCTTTATAATTAGCAAAGCTCCTAGCTTACCATACTTAATCACTGCGTCATTTACGTCTTTGACATCATCGCCCCAATCGGGCATGCTCACTGACCACCCTAGCTCTACTGCACGATCTACCAGCTTCATACCAGCTGCATCTTGATCCGGTACTACTACGACTTCACGTCCTAGGCTACGAATTAGTCGAACTTGTGCATCATTTATTTCGGCGTGTAACACAGCTAGTCCATTGACGCTGAGTGCATCAAATACACCTTCCATGACCAACACTGAATTCCAGGCGTCACTTTGCAAGTCTGTGCCAAACACATAGCCCGGTTGTATATCATTGATATACTTGGGGGTGCGATCATCTAAAAATCTTTGACAATGCCCTACTATACTATGATTATATGTAAATGGTACAATAACACTGTCACGTCCTGTGGACAACATTGGACGCATATAAGGATAGTTTACGGGTGCTGATCTGTTTAACAAGTACTCCCAGTGCTGTGTATCTTCCGCAGTTAATAATTCACCAAACGTTATTTCACGTTCTTCAAAGTGTATGCCTTGTAATTCATTTGATACCTGTTGTCGCTCATTTAACAAGCCCGCAATTGATTTGTGTCGGAGACTTTCTAAGTTGATGCGTTCTATTTCTTCTTGCGGTACATTTAACCATGACAATAGTCTGCGTGCTTTGTAACTTAGATTGCGTCCCAGCACAAAACTAGCAGTGTATCCGCAATTAAAGCAGTGATAACTCCACCCTTCTTCTGCCAGCTTTAAACCACCACGTTGTCGACGGTCTTGATTTTCACTGTTGTGTACGCAACAAGGAGCATTAAAACTTGTCCAGCCCGAACTAGACGTTTTGCGTTTAGCAGGAAGATAAGCATGAATGTCTAGCATTCATACATTGTACAGGAATCTATTTGAGAAATCAAGCGATCTCGGACAATTTCATGTCCTTGTTCGTTTGGATGTCCGCCGGGCATGATTAATTCACGTTTTTGGTTGTCTGTGCGATCTCTAAAATGCACAGTCCAAGCAAAGTCGGGTTCGATTATGGTATCCAATTTTAGATCTATAGGCGGCGGCATAACATGAAATTGTATGGTAGGAATACCGCGTTTGGCAGATGTACCATCAATCAACAACACAGTCTGTTGATAATTCAACGTCGACAATTCTCGACAGTCTGTAAGGACCAAATAACGTTTGATCATATCAGTAAACTCTGGGCCAATTACACTGCTACCAAAATGAATCCAGGTACTGTGTACAAACTTGTTCCAGGCTGGATCGTTTGAATAATGCCGATGATTGGGATTGTAAAAACTGGTGCGGTCTGCTTCAGTCAATGCCACAAGAACCAGGCATTGTTCCGGATTGGGTTCGTGGTCCAACCACCAAAGGTATGTCCAAATAGTGCTTTGTAAACTGCCCCCAGGTATACCAAAGTTCTCAGTGGGCACACGGTAGTGATTACCCAGCAGTCCTAGAAAACAGTGGCTTTCTCTATAGGGAACATTTTGTACCCAGCATGGGTGTGCATCTTTTTCTGCGGCAACCAATGCAGGGTCCAGTAATTCATCACCGTACATCCAACTGTCGCCAAACCCAACAATTTTTTTGAATTTCATCTAGTAATTATTGTCAGATCAACGGTACTTTAAATTAACTACATGCCCAGTTGAAATAATAACCTGTGCAGCTGACATTGTGGGTGGCACTGGGCGGTATCCAGATCCACCTGTGATCACTGAAATACCGGTAATTTGTCCATTGGCCACAGTGGCCACTGCTGAAGCTCCTGCGCCTTCGCCTACAATTTCAATCAACGGAGCAGCCTGATATCCTTGTCCTGCGTTGACAATACTGATACCTGTGACCACACCATCTGCAACTGTGGCTGTGGCCTGTCCTGCATAGCCCATGACCATGTTGCCGTTTTCACCGGTGGTGTAGATTGAGTTGTTGAATGCCAACCGAATTAATGGATGCCAACCAACAATGGTCATTGACACTGTGCCTGTTTTGTTTAGATACTGTGTACTGTCGCTGATATTGTAAAATATGCTCTGATAGTTTTCGGCTGCCTGTGCTTTGATAGTACCTGTGTATCCAACCAAATCAAATTGAATTGTGGTTATAGCTGTCTGTGGTTCAATAAAACTTGAATAGAATTCAGTAGATTGATACGGGCTGTAGTTGTTTATGGGTGCTCCACCTTGCAATGCCCAATCTGGGTAGTTGCTGGAACTGGATCCACCGTAGCTGGCCTGGGCTGTTAGATCGGTTGTGGGTATAGTGAGTTCTGCGCTGGGCACAAATTCAGGGTAGATGCTGTCCACAATGTCTACAGGAGCTGCAGCGCCGGCTTGCGCATCAGTAAACACTGCTTCTGTTAGGTTGCCAGACTTTCTACTGATACTGTAGTTGGCTGGTTGAGCTTGAATATAGTTTAGTGCGTCAGCTGTGAGTGTGACTTTGGCACGCCCAACTTGAGCATTGATTATGACCATTTCAGTGGCATTCATTAGCTCTACACCGTCTTGACTGATCAGTCTAAAAATCAGTGTGCTACCTGAGATGTTTACAGGTTTTTGATCTTGGTTGATAAACTCAAATAATATGACATTATCAACACCTTTGTTTATGGTTAGTTTTTTTGCGTACACAGGGTCGTACCTCATAGTAAAGTAAGCACCACTGGTGTCAATCATTATTACTCTGGTTTTCTGTTGATATAAATACGCCGTGGTCGAATACATAGGAATCCTCTAACAATATTTATGGGCAATAATATCTTTACTAAACTTGCTGACAAGTACCCTTTTATAACACTATGTGTCTACGCCTCCACGGAATACGTGGGAATTATACAAAATCAAGACGACGCAATCACCACAATCTACGACTTTGGTAGCATACAGGATCTTGAACTAAAGCGTCAATTCTTGGAATTAGCCAACATTTGGTGGTGGGAAAGCAATCGTAGTATTCCTATCAACATATTCCTCAAAAGCGAATGGGACCCATTTCGCGCCTATTTAAAGACTTTTGTCAACAAAGATCTAGAGATTGTACACGGCCCTGTGTGTAGCCTAGTTGACATGGCTAGAAAAAAATCCAAGCGTAAAAGTATTACGCTGGTTCGACGGGTTGATTAAGCAAATTCATGTGCAAAGCCACCAAAGCCGCATAGCTTACGGCATGAGCTTTTTTAAATGTGTAACCTCTGGAATCATCACCATCCCACACTGATTCAAATACTTCTGTCCAGGGTCGATTTTGCAAGTGTGCTTTGCCGGGCCTAATAATTGAAATAAAAGCTGCCATTCTAGGAATTGAATCTGGGCGCATTGTGGCCAACAGTCCTGTATAGTTACCAATGTGTGCCAGCTGACTGGCCCAAGCTGAATCAGTCCATAAGCGTGTCCAGGGTGGTTCTTGTGCTTGCATTTGAATATAGTGTTCAGGACTCTTTACTAAGTTGTAAACAGTCATGTTGAGAAAGTCTATTTTAAAATAGCCACGTTGCTCTGCTGTTTCATAGTCTATGGCCGCACACTGATTCACCGGATCCCAAGGAATATCGGTGACATAAACACCTGAATTGTGCTTTCTTACTTGTCCTTGATGCAATTGTCGTGCTGGCACCGCATCTATTAGTTTTAGTATGCTTTCTCTGTCAGCAAAGTCAATGTCAATGTCTGCGCTCATTCTTGTACCAGAGCCTCTACTATTCGCAGTTGTTCTTCGGCTTGTTGAAATTTTTCATATGCGTCTCGAACGGCAGGATTCGTTGTTGCCATGGCCTTCCAGTTGCGTTCTTGTTCCATTTTTTTCTCTGCCCAGCGTAGAATTTCTTCTGCACTGTTACTCAGTGTAACTTGGGCACTGCCAGCACAGTTGACCCAATTGTGGCCATCATACACTTCTATGCTTCGAGTTGAGGGATTGAATCGCATTTGCCCGGCGCTCAATTCTGTAACATTGATGTAAGGGGCGCTGGAGTAGGTTTGCACATTGAGAAACTCGCTGCCGCCGTAGACTTGATTGATCATAACACAATTATAGCTATGATAGCAATATAAGTCAAGTAGTGTAGAGTCTGATCCAGCCCAAACCAAACCCAAAAACGATGATCCTGGATGGAGAGTCCTCGACTCAAATTGGTTTTGGCCCAGTCAATGTGATAATGGATTGCACTATCAAGCAAAGCAATTGTTACAGCATCTTCAGGACGCACAAATCCAATCAACACAAAAAATGTCAGTATGCCGTGAATTCCAGCATGTACCAATCCGCCTGGTGCTCCGTAATGGCCTTTGTCTGCGACCATGTAAGGAAACTGCCAAAGAAAATCTGCTAAGAAATGTTTGATACCAAACAACGCCAATAAAATGACTACTGTTTCCATTACCAACCTGCTTTCTTTAATATATCACGTGCATACTCTTGATCGGCCATGTAATCTGCAAATTTCTTGCTCCACACTTCTGAATCAATGTAGGGCCAAACCATGGCTACCTGAGTAGCATCTAACTCACTCAAAAACTTCAATCCTGATTCTGAATTATACAACACCCAGGGACTGATACGCCCTGTGGTCACAGCATATGCCATGGTATTTGAATTGCCGTATCGTAGGCAATCTTGTGCTGGATGTCCGGATTTTTCTGCCCAGTCCATACTGTATTCTATGGCACGAGCTAGTGCATCGTTGACATTCTCTATACGCAGGTACTCCAACAAGTATTCTGTGTAGATCGAATCTTTGCACCAGTGGTCAATCTTTTTGTTTTGTCTAATCAACCACTCTGTAAAGCGTGCTGGATTAATTGCTCGAATACTCACACAGTAGCGACCAAATTTCACAAAAGCACGATAGAAGCTCGATTCGGCAAAATCATCAAAAGTTTTTAACTTGGCTGATCCTTGTGTTACTTCATAGAACTTGATATAGGCTTGGTAACCGAGTTGCACTCCGCGTTCATTTTGCTCTTGATGACGACGTTTGGGCTCACATACATGAACTGCCAAGGTTGTTTCTTTAACAAAGTCTTTTTTGCAATACTTACATTGATACATTATTTGTCGTTGCCGTGTGCTTTTAAATATGCGTCAAGTTCTTTTTTGGTAGTGATGGCGGCCATGAGTTCTAGTTCGTCTGCTTTCCGGTTAGGAAACAATTCGGACAACTGCTTTCTCATAGCACTGGCACCTGCGGCCGTTTCTTTATTTTTATGATCAATACAC